GAGCGAACTATCATCGATTTCGGTCACATCATCATTTGTTGCAAATGGATCGTCACTATCATCGCTAAAGTCCACATTTGCAAAAGGGTTCTGGTTTTGTTGTTGCTGGTTATTCTGTATTTGCTGTCCGTTCGATTGCGGATTGTAATTATTTTTTTGTGACTCACTTCTTGTTTCCAAGAATGAAAAGTTGTCAATGACTACCTCTGTCACGTATACGGTGTAACCATCATTATGCTCATAATTTCTAGTTTGAATATTTCCCTCCACACCAATCAACGAACCTTTTTCCAGATATTGCCCCATCGTTTCAGCCGTCTTTCTCCAAGCTGTGATATTGATAAAATCTGTTTCGCGTTCGCCCTGTGCGTTCTTAAATTTGCGTTCTACCGCCAATGTGTTGTTCATAAGCGAAATCCCCGACTGTGTTGTTTTAATCTCTACATCTCGAGTTAATCTGCCTGTAAGTGATACTGAATTAATCATGTACATTCTCCTTTTTTAACTTTTCAAATTCTTCTTCTCGTAATTTATCATCCGTTAAAATGTCTATGATGTGATCATACGTATCTTTCGCGCCTTCAAAGTAAAATTGGCTGTCAATTTGTAAATCTTTTTCTGATTTTTCCTCAAGTGTCTTTGTCCTTTCGTAAAACTTCTCAAAATATTCAATGAGTAATTCTTTTTCGTTCACGCAATCACTCCTCTAATGTGATTAAGTATCTTTTATAAATTTCCATAAATTCGTCAAAGGTCATCGTGACTTTCCATGGTTTGCCATTTTTACGATGTGCAACAATCCCCAGTTCATCATCTCGCTTGTCTTGTTGCATTTGCTCAACTGCTTTATCAATGTTCAAACGTTCTACTCGCTTGACCTCAACGTGCAGCATTGGTACGCCTGCTAAGTCTGCATCATTGTTAATTCCCGCGTATTGTTGACTTCTTCGTGCTTGTTTAAACCCATAATCTTTAAATAAGTTTGCAAGCTCTCTTTCGCCTGCTTTACCCTTTGTATTGCTGTTTATACTCAATGTCTATTTCCTTTCGTTAAATATTTTCCTGTAAAATTCGTCTGCACCTTCGCCTAGTCCATTCATAATTTCTGCATAAAATAAGGCGTTTAACATAAATTCAAGTCTTCGTTCGTCCCATTTCTTAATTTCTTTATCTATCTTTTTGATTGCAACTGGATCGTTACAACCTTTTTTTGCATCCATAAAATATTTCATTTTTCTCGAACACTCATAGGCAACCTCTACCGCCGACTGCGAAAGCAAGTTATCGTATTGGAAGCCCTCTTCTTCACAAGTTTTTTTATAGTCTTCATTGCTAAAATAAACTGCCATTTTCATCATTCCTTGTATTCTTCAAAGTGCATAGATGCTTTATGGAATAAATAATCAATTTGTCCGTTTGCGCCTTCACGGTTTTTGGCAATGGTCAATGTCGTTACATTATCAATCTCTTCATGTTCCGAAAGAAAACCCACCACGTTCGCATCTTGTTCAATATCGCCACTCTCTCGTAAGTCTGAAAGTGTTGGTGTTTTATCTTGCCGCCCTTCGACCGCACGACTTAACTGGCTAAGTAGCACAATTGGTATCTTTAATTCGTTTGTTAATAACTTCATCTTTCGGGTTATCATTCCAATTTGCTCACGTTTCGTCACTCTTGAATTTTCTGCATCAATTAACCCAAGATAGTCCACAAAAGCAATATACGGTTTGTCTTGGTGTTCAAATCGGTTTTGTCGAACAGTGCGTTCTATTTCAGATAACTTAAATACATTGCTGTAAACTCTTAATTGAGAGTCTTTAATCCACATTGCATGTTTCTTAACACGTTCTTTTTCATCATCTTTCAGTCGAGTATTTGCCTTACTAAACTTATAGCCATTCACGTTTGCCATTAAACTCATAAATCGCACAAGCATCTGATAATCTGTCATTTCTAAAGTAAATACATCAACGTGTATGTCTGAATGATTTTGTAATAACTTTAATGCCATGTTGATTGCAAAAGCAGTTTTTCCAATTCCTGGGCGAGCACCTAGTACAAACAACATTCCGCCGATTAAACCATTCCCTAAAATTTTATCTAGCGAAGCGAATGTTTTAAGTCCACCTTCATTTTCGTGCTCCAAATCATGTAGTAGCTGTTCAATTGCGATGTCCAATCGCCCATCATCTTCTGTTTGTTCTGCTTCGTGTTCTGCTCTAATCCAGTCTTGGACCGCCTCTTTGTTTTGCGTAGTCTGGTTTTCCAGAAAACGAATCATTGCATCTTTTTGCTGATGTTGAATATATTCTTTTTCAAGAGTTTTTAAACTGGCTTCTAAGTCACTAACAAACACTTGTTCGAATTTCAACTGATGTAAGTATTCTTCGGTAATAAATGATTTTGGATATCTTCGTTTTATTTCAAATTCAATTTCAGAAAAGTCTGTAAATTCATTGGGAGTATTCAATAAGATAAAAGCCAATTCACGATGTGAGCGATCTAAAAACCACTTCTCTTTAATTCTCAATCGCTTAGCAAGCTCAGGTTCATTTAACAATGAACTCAAAACCTTTTTCTCTAATGTTTCATTCGCCATGATTAATCGCCATCCATTTCATCAATAGTGTTTTCCCAATCATTGTCATATTTTTTAGCTTCTGTTGGTTGTTTTTTTCTTCTGTCTCTATCAGCTTGTGCATACATTGTTTCGTACTGTTTCCTTAACTTGTTTGCACTACGAATATTTGCATACCAAAAGTCATTTTTTTGTGACCAATTAATAACCCCGCGTATTTCAGCTTCTGACCGCCCATCTTGTTCCATCATCAAACGTATATCATTAGCCCACGCTTCAAGGTTAGGTTTTTTTGCATTAGGAAAGTTTCCCTTGACTTTCTCCCAAAGTAATTCAGCTAAAGAAAATTGCGTGTCGTCAAATGAATATTTGCGACTATTCCTTTCTTCTGTCTCTTTATCTTCTTCTAATTCTTCTTCTAGTTCTTCTTCTAGTTCTGTATCATGAGAACTACGTAAGCCTAACGTGAGGTTTTCTTTTTTATCGTTATAATATTCCTTAATTTCCTCTGGGCTGTTTGGTATTTCTGGTTTAGTGACATCAAACCCTAGTTCTTTTAGCTTGGTGCGATAGTAATAAACTTTTTGTCTATCAGCTTCTTGTTGTTTAATTCGCTCTAGACCATCTATGTTCTGGTGTTTTTCCCAATTTAATACATCAATCGTTCCATCATCTTTTGTTGCAATCATTCCAAATTCTTCAAGTGTTTGTAGCGCAATTCTCATTGTATTAAGTGGATGATTTAAAATAGTAGCTAACATTTCGTCTGAATAAGCTAGATTTTGCCCCATATAGACAAGCCCGCCATCATTAATTTTTCCTGCCAAACATAAAATTTGTACCCAGATTATTACAATCGAATCTCCTTCTGGCATTGTTCTGATTAACTTTATTTTTTCATCATCGAACATGTTAATTGATAGTTTTATCCATTTAACGCTGCTCATTACTAATCACTACCTTTTGCCTTTGTCGTATTACCCTCAAATAAGGAGTCTTGTTCAGATTGTGGTTCTTCTGTTGGTTCATATTTCTTAATCAAGTTATCTAGTTTCTCAATCAATCCAGCAAAAGCTTCTTTAGGTATTTCTTGAATTGATGAAGCTCCAGCCTTTCCTAAAGTCCAACGGATCATCTTATCTCTATTTTTTCCTTTGTCGCCATCTGTGACTTCGGCTACTCGGTCAATTTTTTGATTGATAACTTTAATTTCTTCTTTGTCGATATACTCCACTTTAGGTGGTTCGGGTAAATCTTCGCCCGCATAGATGTAAAGCCCTAAACCAAACATTGCCAAGTTTTTCGTTAAGCAGCGCATGATAGCCTTGTTAATGTCGAACATTGTAGCGGGCTGAATGTTTATTGTCCGTTTACCTATCTTTGCTTGATATGGTTGGTTTTTCATTGCTTGGTTTTGGTAATCCATAACCGGCAACCACATTTCATGCGTTAAACCTTCAATCGTCACCGATGTAAACACCATGTAACCTAGGTTTTCATCAAATAAATAAGGTTTTTCTTCTTCACCAAATGTTTTAAAATCATATTCTGCATCTGGGTACTGTTTTTTTACTTCTGCCCACGCCCATGCCCAGCTTAGGTATGATAAACCATTCTTATTTTCTGTTCGTTCGTTAACATCAATTGCATATAATTTATTAAATACTTCACTCATTTAAATCGAACTCCTTCGCTTTGTGTTAATTCCACACCTTCGATTTCAGCATCTTCATTTTCTTTCAAGTAATTCATTAATGATTTTTTGTCTAGTTTCGGAGCTTGTTCGATAAAGAAATCTTTTGGAACTTTTCGTTCATCCTCAACTTGTAATGCTGGTGGATTGTTTTGAATCCAAAAACTAAATTTATCGGTTTTAATTTTTTCTTTGCCAGCTAATTTCATGCCGTCATATAAGTTGTCTTTTAATGATTTCCGTTTTTTTGCAATAGACCTCTTGCGCTCTTGCAGTCGTTTGATTTCGTCTTTAAACATATCTTCTTCGGCTTTTAGTTTCTTGTCGATTACTGCATACGAGTCGGCTTTGTCCTCGATTAAATCATCGATACTTTCCAAGGTCGCTTCGAATGCTTCGGGGTCAACTTGTTCCGCTACTTCTAATAATTCGCGGTATTTACTTGATAAGTCATATAATGTTGCCATTTTTATGCTCCTTTGTGTTATAATCTCTATAAGTTGTATTTCTTTGCGCCGCTCTGCTAAGCGGTGCTTTTTTAATCTAAAAATATAGTTAATTCAAAATTGTCGCCCTCGGCTTTGTACCAGTCAGTCTCTTGTGCTATCTCGTATATAGGTTTTGAGTCCACTGGCTTGTATTTCCCTAGTAACTTGTGTGCTTTGCCATCATCAATTGTTTCAGCGAGGTCATGACCAAAGAAACACACGTCCACTCTGGCGCCATTTCGCATGGCCTTAATCACTCGCCATTCATCTTCATTGATGTGTTTATAATGTGACTTCATCTTTTTCAACCTCCTTATAAATTACTTTTGGTTGCTCTCTTTCAGCAAGTCGTTCATGTAAATAAGCAATTTCTTCTTTTAATTCCTCATTTTCGATACGCAACATTTCGTATTCTTTTTCAAGGTCAGTCATTTCATCACTCCTTAATGAATGTTTTTAAATCTTTCAAAACCCTATTCTTTTCTGTCACGACCCGACTTACTTCTGCTTGTAATTCGTTTAATTCAATCTTTTTGTTTTCAAAATATTCGGTGTTCTTTGTTCGTGATAATTTATCAATTCTATCGCCGTATTCTTTATACATTGGTGCTAGCTTTGCAAAGTAAGCTTTTTCTTGTTGCGTATAAGCTTGTTTGCTGGCGTTAGAGATGATTTCCTTAACTTTAGGGTGTATGTCCTTGCTGTCGGTTATTTCTTGCTCAGCGCTATCGTATTGCTCCACACTGTTGTAAATAGTAATGACCGAGTATTTTTTAGGGTCGATAATGATAACGACATCTCTTTTTTCGCAAAACCACGATTCTCGGCCTTGTCGTTCTTTTGCTAAAAATCTTGCGTTTCGGAGTATGCCATCAAATTCTTTTAGCATGTTGCGTTCGTTTGTATTGTTGTCTATGCGCTCTAAATACCTATCTTTTGCGTGCTGCGTAACTTTGTACCTTTGATTGTGTGAAACCCCCATTCAATCGCTCCTAACGTGTGCTGTTGTAATAACTAATTTTCGCTGCGTGTTCATCAACTGTATTCGTCCGAATATGTTCTCTCTTGTTCCTCGACAATTTCCTGCAAGTCTGCGTTTTCTTCCGCTAATCGG